GCAGGAGTTGCTGAGGCGTATTTGACTTCGATGGAACACACGAAGAAGGATCTGCACCATTTGAATTTGAAGAAAGTGCTGGTATTACCAAAGGACTTCTTTGATGAGGATAGGAACAAGGTTGAGATCGGAGACATCTTTGCCGTCGAGTTGGCGGACAAGGAATGGGGAAGTCTACAAATTGGCCAATCTTCTTTCAAGAAAAAGTCTAGTTACAAACAGGTGATTTCGGCAGTCGGCTTTGTTGGCGATGCGGGTCTGTTCATGACCAGTTCAGGGAAAACCCTGGAAGGATCAGGCCCCGAAGAGTTGTGGCACACAGCGACGACTCAACCCGGTTTTTCCGGGAGCCCAATCTACAACGGAAACAGCGTAGTAGGCATGCACATAGCCGCCGCCGGTGATAAGAATGTAGCTATCCGTATGGAGCTCATTCTATGGGCGTTGCCGGAGGTCCAAGAGTCCAACTGGACGGACATAAGTTATGATGGCGAAGACTTTAAACATCAGGGACGGTCCCACAAGGCCGTCAAACTCTTCTCGGGAGCCGGTATGGCTCTTATCAGCGACAATGGTGAGGTTCACCTGGATATGACGGATGATCAACTTCAGGACGCCATTGATAGCTTCGAGAGGGGCAACCCGGCGTTTGATAGGATGGGGGATTTCTTGGACCCCTTGACTTCAGACCTCACAAGACAGTCGCAGAGGCGCGTTAACCGGTTAGTTTCCGGGCGCAAGTATAATCTCGACTTTCAGGACGAAGCTGCGCTTCTGCCAACAATTCCCGAAGACGACTCGATGGTCGTCTTGGGATCTCTAGGATCGTTCAAAGCGGTTCCGGAGTGGCCCAAAGAAGCTAATGGAGTGTTACGGTTTGAACCCAAGAGTAGGGTTCATTGCGGATCAACCACAGCTCCGACTCCTCAAGTTTTGGAGTACATCACCGCGAAGGAATCCGAGCTGAAGAGCTTGGGTTACGACGCCACCAAGTATGGTTATCCGGATTTAACCCCGGAAACCGAATTCGTTTCTTTAGTGAAGCACCTTGAGCTGTATAGCTCGAGAGTCGAGAAGGCCCAGAGTGTGCCTTCGGCTCGGGAGATACAAGAAGCAGTCGTGATCGTCGCGGAGATGATGAAACACAATTGCTTCGAACCAGCGGCGGATTATGATTCGAAGGAGAATATCCTAAAGATCATCGATTCAGCCGCTTTCAAGGATCGCAAGAGTCCGGGTCAGCCTCATCAGGCTAACGGGATTCCCACCAACGAAGAACTGCTCAAAGTTTACTCTAAGCCAGGGTTCGCGGAGATGGTTCTACGAGAATGGGACAACCCGGAAATGCAAGTGAAAGCATTTGGAAAGAGTGAAGCCAATAAAGTGGCTAAGCTCAATCAACAGATGCATCGCATCGTCACCGGAATGCCGGCCGAGAAG